AAGGCGGAAGGACTCTACGTTGGCGAGGATGGAAGGCCGAGGAGCCCGTGGTACGACCATGAGGTCCAGCGATGCGTCCACCCGCAGGAGGTTGCGCAGGAACTCGACATCGACTTCCAGGGGTCCGACTTCCAGTTCTTCGATCCCAAGGAGATAGACAAACTGGTAGCGGCGCATTGCAGGCCGCCGTCGTTCGTTGGCGAACTGGAGTTTGACCAGTCCCTGTCAGGTGGCAGGTTTGTGTCACAGCCAAAGGGCCGACTCCGCCTGTGGTGTGGAGTGGACGCGGCAGGTCATGTGCCGCATGACCGTGGGTACGTCATCGGCGCTGACATTGCCGCTGGCACAGGCTCGAGCAACTCGGTCCTCTCGGTCGCGGACAGGAAGACTGGCGAGAAGGTGGCGGAGTTCGCGACGGCGAACATGCGCCCGGATGAACTGGGCAGGTACGCGGTCGCCCTGGCGAGGTGGTTCTCCGATGGCAGTGGCACCGGCGCGTACATGATTTGGGAGGCTCCCGGCCCTGGTAGGAATTTTGGTGATGTCGTAATCGAATCTGGATACCGGAACGTCTACTGGAAGACGCGCGAGGAGTCGATTGCGAAGAACCAGCAGACGGTGCCAGGATGGTGGCCGGTCAAGGACGCCAAGCGGGCGGTGTTCGGTGACTACCGTCGCGCCCTCCTGGATGGTCGGTTCATCAACCGCTCCAAGGACGCGATGAGCGAGTTGAGGGAGATCGTCTACACGGCGAACGGTTCGATCGAGCACTCGAAGTCGACCAGGACGATCGACCCGACCGGTGCGCGCGATAATCATGGCGACAGACCTACCGCAGACGCACTCTGCTGCTATGCTCTCGCCAGGCGCACGCCAGCGCCGAAGCGCATCGACGAGGCCGTTCCACAGGGCAGCCTTCTCCAACGCCGACTTGACGTAGAGCGCAGGCAACGGAGAAAGGAAGAGTGGTGATGGAACTCACTGAAGTCAGCAGACTCGTCACGGCATTCGACCACTCGCGAAGGAAGATGCTTCCGTTCCGCGAGCGTCGCCTGCACGCCATCCGTCAGTTCGTCGGTGGAAACTGGTCTGACGGCGGTGCCGCAGACCGCGTTCCCGTGAACTTCATGGAGATGGCGATCTCGATCTACCGCAGGCAGGTCGCCGCTCGCGCGCCGCGCGTCATGGTGCGCTCGAAGTCGGATCGACACATCTCGTTCGCGGACGACATTGAGATCGCCCTGAATCTCCTCATCGAGGACATCGAGTTCGACGACACGATGAGACGCTGGGTTCTAGACGCGATGTTCGGGCTCGGCATCATGAAGGTCGGACTCGCGCCTGGCAACCAGTACGAGATCATGGGGTTCACCCACGATCCTGGTCAGCCGTTCGCGGATGTCGTCGACTACGAGGACTTCGTGTTCGACGTGACCGCGAAGAGGTGGGAGCAGGTGCAGTTCTGCGGCAACCGGTACTGCCTGCCGCGAGAGGCCGTTCTCGACCTCAAGATGTTCAAGGGCAAGAAGTTGGAGAAGTACGAGCGCCGCACGACGAACGAGCAGGGAGACGAGAAGATCTCGAACCTGGTCGACGACGGCGGTTCGTATGGCGAGGAGTCGTACCTCGATCTCGTCGAACTCTGGGACATCTGGCTTCCGTACGAAGGCGTCGTCGCGACGTTCCAGTGTGGCCCCGATGGAGGCATCGAGCAGCGAGAGCCGCTGCGCATCGTCGAGTGGGACGGCCCGGAGGAGGGTCCGTATCACCTGCTCTCGTTCGGTGATGTCCCAGGCCAGATCATGCCGCTCTCTCCGGCGTCCCTGATGATCGACCTGCACGAACTTGGCAACCGCGTGTTCCGCAAGTTGGGACGCCAGGCGGACAGGCAGAAGACGATCACCCTTGTCGCCAGCGGCAATCAGGACGACGGCGCGCGCATCACGGCTGCAAACGACGGAGACGCCATCTCCGTCGACAGGCCGGAGGCGACGAAGGACATCCGCTTTGGAGGCGTCGACCAGTCGGCGCTTGCCTTCTTCCAGCAGTTGCGCCAGTTGACCTCGTACTTCGGCGGCAACCTGGAGACGCTCGGCGGCCTCAACAACGTCACCAACACCGCAAGCCAGGAGCAGTTGGTCAAGGGCCAGGCGACCATGCGCATCGCGGACATGCAGGAGCGCGCGACCGCAGCGGTGACGAAGGTCATCAAGTCGCTCGCCTACTACATGTGGACCGATCCTGTTCGCACGGTTCGCGTGCAGAAGCCCATCCCAGGCACCGACATGTCGGTCGACGTGGACATCAAGCCGGAGCGACGCAATGGAGAGTTCCTTGACTACGCCATCGAGATCGTCCCCTTCTCGATGCAGTCCAGGACGCCCTCGGAACGGTTCCAGACCGCGTCCCAGGTGATGCAGACGTTCATCATCCCGATGGCACCTCTCCTCCAGCAGCGCGGCCTGGTGCCGGACATCGAGGCGTTCCTCAAGATGTCCGCAGAACTCAGCGGCACGCCGGAGATCGAGAGCCTTGTCATGAAGGTCGAGCCGCAGGAGATGATGCAGGGGCCGCCTGCGCCTGGCGGTGGCGGTGGTGGCGGCATGCCTGCGAACACGACCAGGAACTACGTCCGTGGCGACCGTGGCGCGGACAGCATCGCCCAGCAGGACCAGGCGATTGCACAGATGATGCAGGGAGCGAACCAGGGAGGCCAGTGATGCCGTTCTACGTCTACATCGACGAATCGACGGGCGAAACCCATGAGATCCTGATGACCGTGTCCGAGATGGAGCGCCGCGAGCGCGCCGACGGAACGATCGTCCATGAGGGCAAGACCCTCACCCGCAGCATCGTTGCAGAGCACAGAGGCGTTCCCTCCAACCCGGGGAACTGGCCCATGCTCTCCGATGCTGCGGGCGTACACCCTTCGCAATGCGGGGAGGCTTTCTCGGCAAGTGTCCGGGACGGTGTCCCGACCAGGTTCCACCCGGAAACCGGTCAGGCGATTTTCGAGTCAAGGTCCCATAGAAGGGCTTACTTGAAGTCCAGGGGCATGTATGATCGGAGTGGAGGCTATGGCGACTAATGGCTGACAAGAACGAAGACATCATTGACGATCCGTTCGACATCCGCGACGAGTCGATGGAAATCGACGACGCGGTTCTTGGAGACGGAAACGAATCGGATCCCGTCGAGATCGACGAGGAGCCTGGTGTCGAGAATTGGCAGTCCCAGATCATCCAGAAGGCCGTGGAGCGGAAACTCCCTGCCGATGTCATCGAGAAGTTGAAGAGCACCTCAGCCGTGGACGAGATTCTTTCGGCCATCGCAGGGTCTGTTCAGAAGACTCCGATCATCAGCGAAAAGGAGCCCGAGCCGGAGCCCGGGGATGAAGGCTTCGATCTTGAAATCGACGAGGCTACTGCATTCGATCCTGACGCCGCGCGCGCCATGAAGAAGATGCAGAAGTACTTCGAGGACAAGATCAAGCGTCTCGAAGGCAAGGTCCGTGGCGCGGAGAGCGCCGAGGATTCCGCGAAGGTCCAGACCTTTGTCGATTCTCTCGGCACCGAGTGGAACTCGGTCTTCGGCACCAAGGACAAGCCGAACATTCAGAACGTCCGCAAGTTGCAGGATGCCGTGGAAACCATTCGCGCCGGTTACACCGCACGGCACAAGCGCATTCCCTCCCAGGAGGAACTTGTACGGATGGCGCTTTCCGCAGAGTTTGCGGACAAGCATCAGGAAGTGGCGCGCAACCAGATCGCATCGAAGGTCGCCAAGCGTGCGTCCCAGTTCGTTTCCCGTCCGGGAACCAGAACCGCAAAGTCAGCCAACCCGCGCATGCGCGCGGCGCAGGGCGTTGCGGACTGGTTCCGGTCCAAGGGAATCGACCCGTACAGCGCAGCCAACGACTCCTTCGAGTAACCCAAAGAAACGGAGCAAGTCATGCCCATTCTTCAGGCTGACGACATCGCAGACCTCATCACGACGACCCAGCGCAACCTTGGAGAGATGAAGTGGACGGACCTGTCCTACTCGCTCCAGGAGCACATCGCGCTTCCCCAACTCCTCAACAAGAACAAGGTTTCCTTCAACAGCGGCACCGGCATTCAGTGGAACCTGATGGTCGGCACCACTGGCGCCACGAAGGAGACTGGCCTCTACGCGACCGACTCGGTGAACGTGTCGGACGTGATGATCACGGCCAACATCCCGTGGCGTCACATCACGACCTCGTACGCCATCGAGCGCCGCGAGATCGCGATCAACCGCTCGCCCGCGCAGATCGTCGACCTCGTCCGCATCCGTCGTCACGACGCGATGGTCGACATGGCCGGGTTCATGGAGACGCGCTTCTGGCGTCGCCCGAACGGCTCGACCGACACGCTCTCGGTCTACGGCGTTCCCTACTGGATCACCTGGACCGACAACTCGTCGACCGCTCCCGACGGCGGCTTCGACGGCGGCAACCCCACCGGCTTCTCGGCTGGCGCGGCCAACGTCGACTCGGGTTCGTACAACCAGTGGCGCAACTGGTGCGGCAAGTACACGTCCGTCACCAAGGATGACCTCATCAACAAGTGGCGCAAGGCTTCGACCTTCACCAACTTCAAGGCTCCCGTCTCGCAGCCGGACTACCAGAACGGCAACACCTACGGCTACTACACGAACTACAGCGTGATCGGCCAGTTGGAGCGCGTCCTGGAGTCGCAGAACGACAACCTCGGCAACGACATCGCCTCGAAGGATGGTCGCGTGACCTTCCGTCAGGTGCCGGTGACCTGGGTTCCCCACCTCGAAGGCCGTGCTGGCGACCCCATCTACGGCATCAACTGGGGCGCGTACCGCCCGGTGTTCCTCAGCGGCGAGTACATGCGCGAGGAGGGCCCGACCAAGGCGAGCAACCAGCACACCGTGTTCGTGACGCACATCGACACGACCATGAACCTCCAGTGCGTGAACCGTCGCGTGAACTTCGTTCTCGCCACCGCTGATCCTGACGTTTCGGCCTGATAAGGCCAGGAAGGCAGTTCAACCATGCCTCAACTGATCACCAAGTACAACACCGCACCCCGCGT